CATGGTACTTCGACTCATCCAATCGCGCTACCATCTGCGCCGAGAAGTTCGCCGGGTATGAGAAAGAGTTTCCCCCGTACTCCATCGTGTCCATGGCACACGGGAGCTACGACGAGCTGAACATCATCCGCAAGTTCCAGGAGGGCATCGGCTACAAGTGTGAGCCCGACAACTCCATGATGGTGAACGACCGCTGGCCCCACCTCGCCGCCACGGTGGACGGGTTCCTGCACACCGACGACGACCTGGGTGAGCCCACGGTCAACTACTGCCAAGACACCGACGCCTTTCCGACACTGCGTGAGCGCATCGCTGGGCGCGGTACGGGCATCCTCGAAATAAAGAAGTCCATCAGCGTGTACTGGTCCCGAGGCCAGGTGCCAGAGTACTACGTCGCGCAGGTCAGGACGCAGCTCGCCGTTCTCGAACTGGACTGGGCTGTCATCTGCGCGGAGTGCATCTTCACCGACCCCAAGGAAAAGTGGAGGAAATACTGGGACTTACGGCCCACCGTCATCAAGCGCACGCCCCAGTGGGACACCGTCCTCGACGTGTGCAACGAAGAGTTCGCCCTCGCCAAGCAGGCGCAGGCCTAGACCAAAACATCTAACCAAGGTACTTGTGATATATGAGTGATACAGCAACAGCCCTTCAACAGGACGTAGACCCGGAGTTCGTTAGTGAACGCTCCGGCCTCAGCTACGTCACCGGGCGATACACCAAGCAGCGCCTCAACGAGCTGTTCGGCCCGTTGGGCTGGAGCTTCGAGGTCGTCACTGCAACCATCGACCGCGAGAACATGGCCGCCTTTGTGCATGGCCGACTCTCGGTGACCATTCGCCCAGCGGACGGTGACCCTGTGACCGTGACGAAGGACGGCCTCGCGCTAGGCTTCGCATCAGGTCGCTCGAACAACGAGGCCTTTGACTTCGCCATCGCGGAGGCAGCGACCGACGCGCTCAAGCGGGCCGCTGTCGCCCTGGGCCAGAACCTCGGCCTATGCCTCTACCCGCTGGTCGGGAAGGGCACACCGAAGAAGGCAGCCCCCAAGAAGGCAGCCCCCAAGAAGTCCGCGCCTAAGAAAGCAGCCAAGCCGGTTGCCGCCAAGGCGCCAACGCAACCCGAAACCAATGAAGAGGACGACTGGTAACATGGCACGACGAGCAACAGTAACGAGAACCATCAAGCACGAGGACGGCACCAAGACCTTCGAGGACTTTGGCGCAGTCATTGACTCCCCCATCCCGGGCGTGTACAACCTCCTGCTCAACATCCCTACGGACGAGAAGAACGAAAAGGGATACCCCAAGACCTCCCCCATCATTGCCTTCAAGGCAGAGAACGGAGAGAAGGTCGTGGACAGCCCACGCAAGGACGGTGCTCGCGTGTTCTACAGCATCACCGTTTGGGAAAACGACTTAGAAGCGAAGCCCTCCAACCGATAACTTACGCCGCCAGGGGCTCCATCATAATCCTGGCAGGACGAAGTCCTCCGAATCTGACGAGAATGGGAGGCAGCGAGAAGGGGGTGCGACTCCCCCACCGTCCACCGCGTTGAGCGAACGCTATAACCGCTCTGGTCAGACGGCGCCAGGAAAACCAAGCCGTCATACCTTTACCGAGGAAAACCATGACCGACCCAGTGAACAGCCCCAGCCACTACAACCAGAATGGCATCGAGGTCATCGACGTTATCGAGACGTATGCGAAGCATGACTTCCGCCTGGCCAACGTGTTGAAGTACGTTTGCCGAGCGGGGTACAAGGGGCACCCACTCCAGGACTTGCAGAAGGCACAATGGTACCTCAACCGCGTGGTCAACGAGATGGAGGAGCTTGACCGGGACATCCAGCTCCTCGAAGAGCGGCTGTCGGACGACACCGAGAAGGCCGTTGCCGTTCCCGTCACTGAGTGGGTGAACAAGTCCGGCTACTCAACCCGCGACGTGGACGTGTTCTTCGAGGGCTACGAGTGCCGCAAGCAAGAGGAGGCAGAGGAGCTGTACCAGTTGAAACCTGGCGACAAGGGCTACACCGAGGAGCCCGAGAGCTTGAGCTTCCACCCTACGCCCAACCGCATCGCCGGGGACGACGCCGCCGCCACGCGCGCCAAGGACAAGTACTACGGGTTCGACCCCCTCGTGACCAAGACGTACTGCGTGCAGTGCGACAAGGCTATCGCCAACGGGCAGCCGCACATCACCCTCCACGAGTTCGCCGCCAACGGTGTCCTCGACCTCCCCTTTTGTGGCTACCCCTGCTCGACCGAATACAGGGAGTCGCGATGAAGCAACGCCTAGTCACCACCCCCGCCCGCTTCGACATGTTCGTCCGCGACCTTGAGAGTGCAGGCTTCGTGGGCCTGGACACCGAGGCCGTAGGCCCCGCCCGGCGCTACTCGAAGGCGCACCCCAACCCGTTCCTGAACATGGGCTACACCGCCATCCAGGGCATCAGCATCGCCATGCCTAACGAGAACGTCTACTACTTCCCGCTCCGCCACAAGGGACCGAACGCCAAGTGGTCGTGGGCCGAGGAGGCGCTTGACCGCATCGCTGACCTAGGCATCGGGTGCTGGGCGCACAACGTGAAGTTCGACTACGGCCTCCTCTTCAAGGAGGGGTTCCAGTCGGTCGTCAACATCCAGTTCATGGACTCCATGCTCGCCGCCTGGCTCCTCTACTCCAAGAGCAGTGGCATCAGCATCAAGGTGTTGGCGGAGCAGCTCCTCGACCGGGAAAGCCCCAAGTGGGAGGGCAGCCTCATCGACAAGACCGCCGAGCAGGTCAAGGACTACGTGTGCCACGACGCACTCAACACGCTCCAGGTGGGCCTCGACATCTACACCAAGCTCACCGAGAAGCAGCAGAACGCGCTCGTCGAGATAGAGACGCCGTTCGCCAAGCAGCTCGCGCACATGGAGCTGGACGGTATCGCCCTCGACTACGAGAAGCTATCGGAAACGATGGGCACGCTCGCCGTCGAGCACCTTGGCGCCGCCACCGCCAAGTGGGACAAGGTCATGGGCGACGTGGAGTGGAGCAGCCCCAAGCAGCTCCAGGAGTTGTTCATCGAGGGCTCGCTTATCGAGTACGGAAAGACTAAGACGGGCGAGTGTAAGACTGGCCGCGACGTGATGGAATACAACCAGCGCGAGGGCTCGCCCGAGCAGGCCGACCTGGCCACCCTCATCCTAGAGCTACGCGCTGCAAGCAAAGTGAAGGGGACATACCTTGACGGTTTTTATGAAGAGATTCGCCAATGGCCCGACCGTCGGCTACACCCTGAGCTGCTTCAAATGGGGACACGGACTGGGCGCCTCAGTAGCAGTAACCCGAACATCCAGAACCAACTCTCGAAGGGTGAATACGCTCCGCTTCTCAAGCAGTGTTACGTCGCTGACGAAGGTTGGTCTTTTGTCAGTGCTGACTACGCGCAGATTGAACTGCGTCTGTTCGCGGAACTGGCTGGGGGTTCGCTCCTGGACGCCTTTCTCGATGGAGCTGACCTCCATCAGCGAACCGCTGATACCCTGACCCTCGACCGGGACCAGGGTAAGACCTTCAACTTTGGGTTCCTCATCTACGGGGGAGGCCCACGCAAGGCAGCTCGCGAGTTCGGCTGGGATGAGGCGGAGGCCAAGGAGCGACTCGCCGCCATCGCCGCCGAGTACCCCGAGGCCGCCGCCTTCCGCAACAAGGTCATCGACATCGTGTGCAAGCGAGCGCCGGTACCCTACGTGCAGACCAAGACCGGGCGCCGCCGCTTCGTCCCCGAGCTGCAACCCCTCGCGTGGCAGCGCCGTGACCCGGACGCCTTTCACAAGAAGGCCAAGCTGCTCGCCGGGAAGTATGGCATCGACATTGGGAACACCCGACGCATCAATGGTGCCATCCGCAACAGCGGTGAGCGCATCGCCGTCAACACCATCATCCAGGGCAGTGCAGCCGACATCGCGAAGCTCGCGATGGTAGACTTCGCTTACACGGTCCCCCGCCAGGAGGCCAAGCTCGTCAGCATGGTCCACGATGAGGTGCTCGCCACCGCCATCGACCTCCAGGCCACACACTACGCCGAGGTGCTCCAGGATTGCATGGAGTCCGCCGGTCCCAAGCTGGGCTACAAGGTGCCTATCATCGCTGAACCAGCAATCGGAAAGACTTGGTACGATGTCCACTAGACCCCCACGGCCCTCCGCCCAACACTGGTACTGCCGCGAGACTGAACGGTGGTGGCACCCCCAACAGCTCGCCGCCTACCGCGAGGCCCTCCTCTTCGATGACCCGGACTTCAACGACATCGAGAGCGTGGCCCACACCGACCTCCGGGGCCCCCGGTCATCCGTGTCGCTCCAGGCCGTGCTGAACGAGCTTGGCATCCGCACGGACGCAGGCTTCGACGGCGCCATCGACGCAGACCACCCACTGGTCAAGTACTCTGAGTCCTACGTGGCCCGGTACTTCTATCACGCGGGCATCCTCGCCGCCGAGGCAGTACGGGAAGGGTGCGGCGACCGCACGGCTTTCATCTACCAGTCCCACGCCGAGGGCGTGCCCCAGAGGGTCATCGCCGCCGAGCTGGCTGAGGCCTTGTCCATCCACTGGACGCGCAAGCAGGTGCGCCCCGTGGTCGAGGCCTTCGCAGCCAGGGTCAAGGCAGCCCTAGACAAAGAGGCCACTGACGGGTACTTGTAATATATGAGCAGAGACGCAACATGGCAAGCAAAGCGACGGCGGATGGAGCAGTTCTTCAACGCCGCCAGCATCCGATTCCGCACGGCAGTCGCCGCTGACCAGCGTGACCTCGCTGACCGCGCCTCGACGGACCTCCTCCAGGTCATCGACGAGATGCTAGTCCACATCGGCCTTCCCGTCCTCACTGGTTCGGGCCAAGACTGCCCGGACTGCGGACAGTTCTACCCCGACGCGGTGGACATCCTGGCCGAGGGAGAAGGCGAATGATTGGCCTCCTCTTCATCGTGCTCTCAGTCCTCGCCGCGCCCTACCTCGTTGTAGGCTACCAGGCGGCCCGAGCCCTTTGGGTGGCCCACCTCGGGAAGATTGCCCTGGCCTACTTCAGCCTCGCGTTTCTCTACCCCGCCTTCACCGTGGGGTTCGCATGATGGGCAAGCGCAACGCATACGCACTCGCAGCGCAGCAGCGCAAGGCCGGTGCACACTCGGAGGCCAAGCGCCCCGAGAAGGATGTGTTCGACCACATCAACGAGTACGAGGAGGCCGAGATGAGCGAGCTACAAGACCGTGTGCGTAACATGCAGAGCTGCCAGGCACGTCACCCTGACGAGTTCGACAGAATCTTGACGTACACCGACGAGCAGCTCAAGGAGCTGTACGAGCGCAAGGGCCGCGAGATTGCCACCGGCAAGGCGCCACTCATCGAGCAGGACTTTGGCGTGGGCGACCGCGTTCGTGTGCGCGTCACCGGCCCCTTCCTTTGGTGCGAGGGCCTCGTGGTCAAGCGCGACGAGAACATCCACGGCGACCCCGTGTGGACCGTTGACATGGAGGGTGCGGGCATCGCCTGCTTCCTGACCCACGAGCTGGACCGGAGGACCTCATGACGAACAACAAAGCCATCATACTAGTAGGGACCCTCCTTGGCCTCCTCCTCTTGCCTTGCGTCATCTGCGCTGGTGA